AATTGGCAAAAAACGTCGCTTGAAAGGAGTGGCTATGGATTTTTATGTTGTTAAAAAAAGAGCAGGAAGAAAAGGCTCTTTAGAAATATATCCAGACTTCCGTGTAGGACGTTCCGGAGATTTGATGGTTCGAGGCAAATCTTTCTATGCTATTTGGGATGCTAAGAAAGGTCTCTGGTCTACAGATGAATATGACGTGCAAAGATTAGTAGATAGTTCATTAATGGAAGAAGCTGAAAAAGCGCGGAAAACTTTCGACGGCACCATAATAGTCAAAACCATGTCCGACTTTTCAACAAAGAGTTGGTCTTCCTTTAGAGACTATCTAAGAAATATATCTGATAGTTATCATTTGCTTGACGAACAGCTGACCTTTTCTAATACCAAAGTGACGAAAAAAGATTATATTAGTAAACGGTTGCCATATCCATTAGAACCAGGTTCTCATGAAAGTTGGAATGAACTTATTAGCACCTTATACGACCCAACAGAACGCGAAAAACTAGAATGGGCTATCGGAGCTATTGTTGCTGGAGAAGCAAAAGATATTCAAAAGTTCGTCGTTATCTATGGCGAAGCAGGAGGTGGCAAATCCACAATCCTTAACATAATTCAAAAGTTATTCGAGGGATATTATACGACCTTCGAAGCAAAAGCACTAACAACTAACAACAACTCATTTTCTACAGAGGCCTTTAAGACTAATCCTTTGGTAGCGATACAACACGATGGCGATCTCTCAAGGATAGATGATAATACAAAATTGAACTCTATTGTCTCCCACGAAGAGATGACAATGAACGAGAAATTTAAACCAAGTTATACGGCTAAATCAAACGCGTTGTTATTTATGGGAACTAACAAACCAGTAAAGATATCTGATAGTAAGTCCGGACTTATTCGTAGACTTATAGATGTTCGGACATCTGGTCGTAAACTTCCAGCAAAGAAGTATCAAGTTTTGATGAGTCAGATAGATTTTGAACTTGGAGCCATTGCCAGTCATTGTCTCGAGGTGTATCGCACTCTTGGAAAGAATTATTATTCTGCTTATAGGCCAATAGAGATGATATTGGAAACAGACTTTTTCTATAATTTTGTCGAGGAAAAATATTATACGTTCAGAGATTCAGGTTCGGTTAGTTTATCTCAAGCGTTTGATATGTATAAACAATATTGTGAAGAATCACTTATTGATTACAAGATGCCTAGACATAAATTTAGGGAAGAATTGCGAAATTACTTTGGAAAATTTGAAGAACGTGGTATGGTGGATGGAAAACAACTTCGTAGTGTATACAGCGAATTCAAGAAAGAAAAATTTCTATCTACAACAACGGCGTTAGATGACGAAAAACCGATAGCTCTTGTACTTGACCAAAAGCAATCCATATTCGATGAGATTTATTCAGATGCTGTTGCGCAGTATGCCGTACAAAATTCTGTTCCTGGCCTTAAATGGGAACACGTCGATACAAAATTAAAAGACCTCGATACAAGTAAACTCCATTATGTTCGTCTTCCATTAAATCATATTGTGATTGATTTCGACATCAAAGATGATAGCGGTGAAAAATCTTTAGAACTAAATTTGGAAGCTGCTAATAAATGGCCACCAACTTATGCTGAATATAGCAAAAGTCAAAAGGGTATACACTTGCATTATATTTTTGATGGAGATCCTGAAAAATTGAGTCGTATATATGATGATGGGATTGAGGTAAAGGTTTTTACAGGATTATCTTCTTTGAGACGTATGCTTTCGAAGTGCAATAGTATTCCCATAGCTCATATTAATAGTGGTTTACCATTGAAAGGAGAAAAGGTGATAGACTTCGAAACAGTAAAAAGCGAACGAGGTCTTCGTGCCCTGATTAAACGTAACCTCGCCAAAGAAATTCACTCGGGCACAAAACCTAGTATCGACTTTATATTTAAGATATTAGAAGATGCCTATGATTCAGGCCTTCAATATGATGTTACACCATTAAGACCGGACATTTTAGCCTTTGCTAACAATTCAACAAATCATGCTGAATATTGTGTTTCTCTTGTGGCTAAGATGAAATTTCAGTCAGATGAGAAATTAACCGAACCTATGGAGAGTGAATATTCTAGTGATGACCTTGTCTTCTTTGATGTTGAAGTGTTTCCAAATTTATTTGTTGTATGTTGGAAATTTAGAGGAAAAGAACACAGTATTACAAGAATGATCAATCCAACTGGAGCCGAAATTGAAGAACTAATGCGCATGAAGTTGGTCGGATTCAATTGTCGTCGCTATGATAATCATATTCTTTATGCCCGATACATTGGATATGATCTTGAAGAATTGTTCAATTTAAGTGCGAGAATCACAGGAGATAGTAAAAATGGCTATTTTCGAGAAGCATATAACATATCATATACTGATGTATATGATTTCTCATCCAAAAAACAAAGTCTTAAAGCCTTCGAAATAGAACTAGGTATAAATCACCACGAATTAGGTTTGCCGTGGGATCAACCAGTGCCAGAAGATTTGTGGATTAAAGTAGCTGATTACTGTTCCGACGACGTTATTGCTACCGAAGCAACTTTTGAAGATCGTTATCAAGATTTTGTAGCTCGACAGATATTGGCTGATCTAAGCGGTTTGTCTTTGAATGATAGTACTAAAGCACACACAGCAAAAATCATATTTGGTAATGATAAAGAAGCATCGAAGAAATTTAAGTATGTCGATCTTTCTGAAACATTTCCTGGATATAAATATGATTCTACCAAACCGCCCGACCAAAAAAGTTCCTACAGAGGCGAAAATCCAAGCGAAGGAGGTTATGTTTATGCTGAGCCAGGTATGTACACGAACGTTGCTCTATTGGACGTTGCGTCTATGCATCCGTCTTCTATTTTGGCCATGGATATGTTCGGGCCATATACGCCGCGTTATAAAGAATTACTCGATGCTAGGTTAGCAATAAAACATAAGGATTACAATAAAGCTAAGAAAATGCTAAATGGTCTTCTTACCAAATATTTGGATGATCCAAAAGATGCTGATGATTTAGCCTATGCTTTGAAAATTCACGCTTTAAATATTGTTTATGGCTTGACAACTGCCAAATTTCCAAATCCCTTTAAGGACGAAAGGAATATTGATAATGTTGTAGCCAAACGTGGGGCGTTGTTCATGATTGATCTAAAATACGCCATTCAAGAAAAAGGCTATAAAGTCATTCATATTAAGACAGACTCTGTTAAGATTGTTGACGCCGATGAAAAGATTATATCCTTTGTGAATGAATTTGGTAAGAAATATGGATATACTTTTGAACATGAGGCAACATATGACAAGTTCTGTCTAGTTAACAACGCTGTTTATATTGCTAAAGATGGCAACCATTGGTCTGCTGTTGGTGCTGAATTTATTCACCCATATGTTTATAAATTTCTATTTTCTAAAGAAGAAATTACATTTAAAGATATGTGTGAAACAAAAGCCGTTAAGTCCCCATCTCTGTTGTATTTAGACTACAATGAGGATTTGCCGGAAGGAGAACATAATTATCAATTTGTAGGTAAAGTTGGATTGTTTACCCCTGTTAAGGCTGGTTGTGGCGGTGGTATATTATACCGAGTCAAAGATAATAAATACTATGCTGTAACAGGAACAAAAGGATTTCGTTGGATGCAAGCCGATGTTATTGAATCATTAGATAAATTTGATGATATTGATACATCCTATCATAATGATTTAGTAACTAAAGCAATAAAACATATTTCCGAATTTGGAGATTTTGAATGGTTTGTATCTAACGATTAATCCTAATCTAAGGAGAACTAACTAATGACTGAATATGAAATAGATGTCAACGGAGCAGTTATAACCGTTACTTCAAAAGATGCCTTCAACCTATTTGTAACATCAGATATCCATTTCGATGGAATTAACTGTCATAGACAACAATTTTTCGCCGATCTAGATCATGCAATCTTGATGAATGCACATATTGCTATAATCGGTGATCTCTTTGATGCTATGAATGGCCGTTTTGACCCTCGAAGAAGTATGGAACTAGTTCGACCAGAATATAGAAAAGAAGCATATTATGATGCTATAGTGGATGATACTATTATGCGTCTGAAACCATATGCCGAGCATATTCTATTTATAGCGCCAGGAAATCATGAAAGTGCAGTATTAAAAAATGCAAACACAGACATGATAAAACGGTTAGTTAAAGGGCTTTCAACACCAGAACACGAAATTGTTGCTGGTGGATATGGCGGTCTTATTATGATGAAGGCCGCTGGTGGAAATATTCCGATAAAATATTTTCATGGCAGTGGTGGAGAAGCTCCCGTAACTAGAGGAGCTATTCAAACCAATCGCCAAGCTGTTTATCTACCAGATTTTCAGGTTATATTAAATGGTCATAGTCATCATATGTATTGGATACCAATCGTAAGGGAAAGGCTCGATCTAAACGGAAGACATTACTTTGATATTCAACATCATATACGTACTCCAGGATATGTTATGAATTATGGTGATGGTTCACAAGGTTGGGAAGTTATGAGAGGGGGTGTTCCCAAACCCATGGGTTCATATATTATTAACTTTTTTCAAAATGATATTGAACCGATGCCCTTAATTAGTGTTCCTTTGCCGATTACACCATCTTTTGATGTTTACGATGGCGTAGAATTTCCTCAAGAATAAAATAATAAAAAAGGAGTTAGAAATGAAAAGAACAGGAATGAGTAACCAAAATCTATTTATTGAGAATGCCAGAATATTCTTTAAGAATTTTGGCGGTGCACCAACAAAGTTTAATCCAAAAGGTGGAAAGAGAACATTTTGTGTGGCGATCGAACCCGAGGATGCTATATCCCTGAAAAAGGATGGTTGGAATATTAAATTTCTTAGACCTCGCGAAGAAGACGATGAGCCACAAGCATATTTGCAAGTAAATGTCCAGTATAACGAAAATGGCCGTGGACCCAAGGCCTATACTGTTACAAGTCGTGGAAAAACACTATTAACAGAACAGGCTGTGAGCATATTAGATTGGGCCGAAATACTAAAAGTTGATTTGATTATTCGTCCGTATCCTTGGAAAGTAGACGGAAATACTGGTATTGCTGGATATTTAAAAGAACTTGTCGCTGTTCTCTATGAAAGTCCTTTGGAACTAAAATATACTGACGATCCAGATGCACCTGAATCAGCCAAGGATGTTATCTTAGATCCCGATGATCCATACTTCCAAGATTAAACTTTTTGCCCATCAAATAGAAGCAGTATCAAAACTAAGAACCGGCTCTATCTTGTTAGGTGGGGTCGGTTCTGGCAAAACTATAACTTCGCTAGCCTATGTTGACAAAGAGCATAATGACAAAGAGCTTTATATTATAACAACAGCAAAAAAAAGAGATTCTTTGGACTGGGAAAACGAAGCTGATAACTTTCGTATGCGTCCTTTTGTCGATTCGTGGAATAATATATCGAAGTATACTGATATTGAGGATTCTTTTTTCATATTTGATGAACAGAAATTGGTGGGATCGGGAGCTTGGGTTAAAAGTTTTTTAAAAATAGCTAAGAAGAACAAATGGATATTATTAACAGCAACCCCAGGAGATAGTTGGATTGAGTATGTGGCTGTATTTGTTGCTAATGGTTTTTACAAAAACAGAACTAGTTTTATTCGTGAACATGTTATTTATAATAGTTTCGTTAGTTTTCCAAAAATCGATAGATATATTAACGAGGCTAAATTGAAACGTTTACGAGATAAAATTACAGTTCGTATGAACTATAAGAATAAAACCACTCCACATTATATGGATATTATTGTGCCCTATGACAAGGTTCTATATGAGAAAGTAACCAAGGAACGATGGAATCCATACAAAAACAAACCAATAAAAAACGCTGCAGAACTTTGTTATCTTCAACGCAAAGTTGTTAATAGTGATATTAGCAGAATAGGAGCTATTTCGTCATTAAACGAGAAACACTATAAACTTATAATCTTCTATAATTTTGATTATGAGTTAGAAATTCTTAGAGAATATGGCGAATCTCTTAGTTTTCCTGTTGCCGAATATAATGGACATCTCCACGAAGATATTCCTAAAGCTGATCGATGGTTGTATTTTGTACAATATACATCTGGTTCAGAGGCGTGGAATTGTACTGACACGAATACTATCGTATTTTTCTCTCTTAACTATTCTTATAAAATAAACATTCAAGCTGGCGGTAGAATTGACAGAATGAACACGCTATATTCTAACTTGTATTATTACTATATTAGATCCGAAGCACCAATTGATATAGGAATTAATTTTTCTATTAAAACAAAAACAGATTTCAATGAAGCACAATATCTTAGAAAAAACAAGTTATATTTTTAACTCGCGTGAAAAACTTATGCTATAATAGAAGGAGAATGTCTAGAATGCTGCCAATTCGTTGATTGGTTCGCGCTAACATTCTCTTTCTTTTTTGCGATTGGAGAACAATGTCTGCATTAGAAAAAGATTTTGAATACAAAACCATAAAACATTTAGAACGTTTGTTTCCTGGTGCTGTTGTACTTAAAACCTATCCAAACTATATTCAGGGTTTTCCCGATAGATTAATTCTTTTTGAAGATACTTGGGGTGCTTTTGAGTTCAAAAGATCAAAAATAGCATCTGTTCGAAACAATCAGGAATACTATATTCAACTATTAAACGAAATGTCTTTCGCTAGATTTGTGTTTCCCGAGACAAAAAAGGAGTTTTTCGATGAAATTCAATCCGCATTTCGAGATCAAGGGCCAACACGCATTTTTAAGCGCAAGTAAACACCATTGGATTAATTATTCTGATGGTAAATTAGTTGAAACATATACTAGATATCAAGCAACAGTAAGAGGAACACAGTTGCATGATTTAGCTAGCGACCTAATAAATATGAAGGTTAAACTTCCTCGCTCTAAGAATGCCTTGAATATGTTTGTCAATGATGCCATAGGATTTAGAATGGCTTCTGAGCAACCATTATATTATTCCCCTAATGCGTTTGGTACTGCTGATGCTATATCTTTTAGAAATAATCTCTTGCGTATTCATGATTTAAAGACAGGAATAACCAGAGTATCAATGGATCAATTAATGATTTATGCTGCTTTGTTTTGTCTTGAATATGATATTAGGCCGATTGATATTTCTATTGAATTACGTATCTATCAAGGAGATCAAATTATCGAACTTGTTCCCGAATCTGATGATGTTTTACGAATAGTGAACACCATTATTAAATTCGATAAAGAAATAGACAAACTAAAAGAACAAATGGAGTAGTCCTATGGATGATAATAATGTTATTAAGCATATTGGCACTAAACGTCACTCAGGACGATATCCTTGGGGTTCTGGTAAAGATCCTCAAAATAGTCGCGATTTTCTTTCATATGTGAAGGAATTAGAAGGTCAAGGTCTTAGTGAGGTTGAAATTTCTAAAAGTTTAGGAATAAAAACAACAGAGCTTCGCCAACGAAAATCAATTGCTAAAGCTCGTCAAAGAGCAGATGATTCTGCTTTTGTTACTAGACTTCATGACAAAGGAATGTCAAATGTAGCCATTGGCAAGCGAATGGGCATTAATGAATCTAGTGTTAGAGCTCTTTTAGATCCTGTTTTGAAAGAACGATCTTCTATTACTAAAGCAACTGCAGATGTATTGAAAAATAATGTTGATAATAAAGGTCTTATTGACATTGGTGTTGGTTCGGAAACAAGTTTAGGTATTAGTCGAACCAAACTAAACACGGCTGTTACTTTACTGAAAGATCAGGGCTACAATGTTTATTATATTCGTGAACAACAATTGGGAACTGGAAAATACACGAGTATTAAAGTATTAGCGCCACCCGGAATGGAATATGGAGAGGTTAGTAAAAACAGAGCGAATATCAAAACTATAGCGGATTATAGTGAAGATGGTGGAAGATCATATTTGGGTCTTAAACCAGTTGAAAGTGTAGATGGATCTCGTGTTAAAATTCGCTATGGTGATGAAGGTGGTTCTGCTAAAGACGGTGTTATTGAACTTCGAAGAGGTGTTGAAGATATTTCTCTTGGAAACTCAAAATATGCACAGGTTCGTATTGGTGTAGATGGAACACATTATTTAAAAGGTATGGCCATATATTCTGACGACTTACCAAAGGGTGTTGATATTGTTTATAACACTAGTAAAAAAAGCGATGTTCCCCGTGATAGTGTTTTCAAAGAAATGAAAATCGATCCAAAGACTGGAAAAGTGGATCAAGACAATCCATTTGGTGCCACCATAAAAAGAGAAGGCCAAAAAGGTGCATTAAATATTGTTAATGAAGAAGGTGACTGGAGAAGTTGGTCAAAAAATCTTTCTTCACAAGTTCTTTCTAAACAATCACCAGCTTTAGCAAAAAAGCAACTAGGTCTAGCCCTTGATCTTAAAAAAGAAGAATTCGATGAGATTAATTCGCTTACAAATCCAGTAGTGAAGAAGAGATTGTTAGAATCTTTTGCTGATGATTGCGATTCTTCGGCTGTACATTTGCAAGCCGCCGCCCTACCACGACAAGCATCACATGTTATATTACCAATAACATCGTTAAAACAAAACGAAGTTTATGCCCCAATGTATAATAACAGCGAGAATGTTGTACTTATTAGACATCCTCACGGTGGAATATTTGAAATAGCTGAAGTAACAGTAAATAACAAAAACAAAGAGGCACAGGGTATCATGAAGGGTGCTTTAGATGCTGTCGGAATACATCCTTCTGTTGCTAGCAAATTATCTGGTGCTGATTTTGATGGTGATACCGTTTTAGTTATTCCAAATAAAAGCGGTTCTATCAAAACTTCTCCCGCTCTCAAAGCTTTAAAAGATTTTGATACAAAAGAAGCTTATGCACCATATGATGGAATGAAAACTATTGATGGTGGTGTTTACGATGCTAAGACTGGGAAGGTTGATTATGGTGGCAAGAAACCTAAAACAGGGCCCAAGCAACAGGAAATGGGAAATGTTTCCAATCTAATTACTGATATGACAATCAAGGGTGCCTCTACAGATGAAATAGCTAGAGCTGTGAAGCATTCTATGGTTGTTATTGATGCCGAAAAGCATCACTTGGATTATAAAAGATCTGCTATCGAAAATGGTATTGCTGAATTAAAAAAGACATACCAGCCAGAAGGGAAGCACGGAGCGGCAACCCTTATTTCTAGAGCATCTTCAGAGAAAAGAGTTGACTTTAGAACAGAGGGAAAGAAGATAACCGATCCAAAAACTGGAAAAACAAAACGTGTTTATATAGATCCTAAGACAGGAGAGAAATTATATGAATACGAACCGCAGACTTTTGTTAACAAGAAGGGTCAAGTTGTAAGAAGAACAACCAAATCTACAAAACTTGCTGAAGCTAAGAGTGCGTTCGAACTATCTTCTGGTACTTTGATGGAGAGTATCTATGCACAACACGCTGATTCGTTAAAAGCATTAGGAAATAAGGCACGTTTAGCATTACTAAACACGCCCAATCTTAAATACTCCCCCTCTGCAAAGAAGACATATGCCGACGCTGTGGCTAGCTTGAAGAAGAAGTTAACTCTTGCTATACAAAACAAGCCATTAGAAAGACAAGCCCAACTGGCAGCCAACAAGGTCTATCGTGCTAAGAAAGAAGCCAATCCTTTTATGGATGAAAGCGAAAAGAAAAGACTAAGAGGGCAGGCCTTAACAGAAGCAAGAGCCCGTATCGGTGCAAAGAAGACCTTGATTAACATCACTGATCATGAATGGAATGCTATTCAAGCAGGTGCGGTTAGTCATAACGTAGCATCCCAGATTATACTCAATACCGACCTGGATGCCTTGAAAGTAAGATCTACCCCTCGCACAGCTTACAAGATGACACCAACAAAAGTGTCTCGTGCTAAGACCATGATAGCAGCCGGATACACCCCTGCTGAAGTAGCTAGTGCTCTGGGTGTATCCACAACAACCATTGTTGATACTGTTAGTTGAAAGGAGGATTAAGCAATGGCAAATGATATTGAACTAGAACCCGAATACGCATTGACGACTATTGACAATCCTTATAATCCTTTCACAGAATTTGAACAATGGTTGTACTTTGACATCTCAAAAGGTTACAACACATGTGGATTGTTAGCTAGAATTGCACGCACTTCACATGAATTAAGTGATGAAGATCAAGACTTAGCAATTCAAACGGCTATTGATGAGATTGTCAAGGAAAATGTTTATGGAGTTCATGTTAAAGTAACAGAAAAATCTTTCAAACCTAGAACACTGTAAGTAATTAAGTGATGGGTAGGGGGGGGTCTCGCAAAACAGACCCCCCTTCCCCATCGCCTGCCTCCTAAAAAATTCTCCGGGGGGATATTTCCATAGAACTTTTCTGGGTGGGATGGTCGGTTTGCTG